GTAGGCCTTCGTCGCCACTAGTTCGATTAACTGTTTCAATAGCTATATCACTTTTTATCTGTGTATCGTCGTATGGTGCAGGTATTACTACCTCTGTCCAACCAGCGTCTTTTCTGGCGTACTTACGGCCATCTTCGGGTGCCTCAGGGATACCACCGCCACCACCACCTTCTCCGGGGTCGCCTTTGTCGCCTTTCTCACCTTTGTCACCTTTATCACCTTGTATGCCTTGTATACCTTGTTCACCTTTAGGTCCTTGTGGTCCTGAGGGGAACTCTAGCCATCTTGTGTTATCCCATATCCATACTTCTGCTGTCTCTGGGTTTAGCCACTGTAGGCCTTCTACGGGGTTCTCAGGCTCTGTGGTTGATATAACCATTCCAGCCCCTGTACCACCGCCACCTTGGACCACTTGCCAGCTTGCGTTCTGTCTAGCGTACTGTTGTCCATCTATAGGTGCTTCTGGGAAGTTTGATTCAGCGAATGTAATCCACTTATCACCGTCCCATACTTTAAATTCTAGTGTAGTTGTGTTGTAATAGGTAGCCCCAATTTTGATGGGTTCACCTTGGTTATCTGTTGTTGGATCTAAGGGTTTTGCACCTAAGTACTCACGGCCAAACTCCAGCCATATCTCAAGGGCTTCATCCCTAGCATCTTCAGCCTCTTGTGCGCTCTGTGCGGCTTCTTCAGCACATTTACACGCATCAATAGCACATTGACACGCTTTCTTTGCGCTTTCAGCGGCGTCTGCGGCGTCTTGGGCTACTTGGTTGGCGTTTCCGCTGGTGCTAGAATTACCTGAACCACCAGAGCCTCTATAAATCGGCATAGACTAACTCCTGAAAGAACAAGGGAATATAAAAAAGGGGCCATTGCTGACCCCTGTGTTACACTTAGGCTTTAACTGCAAGAACCAGACCAGCTTCAGGACGGTAAGTTTCTACACCGTACAGAGTGTCAGCAGTGTACAGAGTTGACAAGTACTCCTGCTTATACTGGGTCTGTGAACGTACAGCCATTTGCTCTGCGAGGACAATTGCGTCCTTGTGGAAGAACAAACAACCACGTACACCTGTGTCCAAGGTAGGACAGTTAGATGATACGTATACGTCTACACCGTAGAGGTTACCAATGAGGCCTGACTCTACGCCACGTCCACCAACAAAGTCAGAAGACACGTAACGATCAATACCCATGATGTCACGTCGTGCTGACGGAGGTACAACCAAGTATCGGTTGTCCATAGGTACGTTAGCGTCATCCATTACCTTGATAGCTTCGCGGAAGCCTTCGTCGTTAAACGCCAAAGCAGGTGCACCGTCAAAAGGAGCAATGCTATCAGCAGTAAACTCCCAAGTTGCTGAGTTAGTCCAATCATCTGCTGACGTTGGGTTAGCGGTACGAGTACCATCTCCAAAGCCAGTAGCACAGTTAATCAACGAGGTGTCAACTTGGACAGCCAATTGATAACCAGCGTCCTCTGTGTAGAACTGACGCAACGATGACAACGCTTGTACTTCTACGATGTCTTCAATGAAACGAGAGTACTCAAAATGCTGATCGACCAAAATCTTGAGTTCTGTTTCGGTGTTTGCCTGAATTGTAACGGCAGTATCCTTGACTTTAGCGTTAGCTTCGCCTCGGATGGGCTTAGGTACGTGGATTGTGTCGCCTTTCTTACCTGACATGCCCATACGCTTAACGAGGGGTGCCATCTTGAGGTTCTTTTGGTAAGCCGCGATTACCTCATCACTCCAGATTTCTGGAATAAAAGTAGCCGCTGTATCGACGTTTGTAATACCGGCTGGGCCGGGATATGCACTAGATCCTGTTGCCATTGTACTTCTCCTAAATTATTTTACCCTCCCTTCAGCATATGCCTGCATAATTTCAGGTTGTAGTGCTGTATATCGGTCGGGGTCATTTTTCATAAGATTAATAATGTCAGAACGACGATAAATCTTCTTACGTGACCCTTCTGATGCTCCACGAGCGTTACCTGTGTTAGCTGACTTCACAGCGTTCTTACGTGCTGATCGTTCGACTTGTGCCGTTTGCTTTACTACCTGAGTCCTCTCTTTCCAGAGGTTAAATAGTTCGTCTGCGGCATCGTAATCGTAACTTTGGTCTGCTTGTACAAATAACTGTGTACGGACCTTCGACCCTTTGATCCATTCAGCAAACTTAGGGTCCTGTAGTACAGAATCCATGTCAGGGTGCTGATGTTGCAGTTGCGCTAATGTAGCTTGCTTCTTAGCTTGCTCAGTGTACGCTTGTGCTTGTCGGATACTAGGGTGATTGTCTATTGCTCGTGAAACAGCAGTCTTAGGATCAATAAAGAAATCTGTATCATCTTCATCGTCGGTTCTACTATATGTTTCAGGTGCTTTTTCGGTGAGTTCTGTCTGATTTTGAATGAAATCGTCTACAACTTTTCTTAGATCACCTACTTCCGTACTCTGCTTACCTGTAAACCTTTCGAGTTCTTGGTGCATCTGCACAAGTTCCTCTACTGACTTACCTTGGTACTTTTCTGGAAGTGTTACTTCTTCTGGAGGTTGCTCCTCTGGTGTTTCTTGAGGAATCTCTTGTAAAGTATCTTCAGTGTCTAACTGATCCACTGCTTCGGTTTCTTCTTCAGGACGCTCATCAATTAGTGTCGCTCTTGACATTTTAAACTTACCCCGCCTTATAGGTTATGGAGAAATACAATGGAAGTTACCCCTAAGGATTTCCGTTAGTTGGTCCCAGCTTTACTGTGCTCCTTTAGCCACTTAGAGTGTCTACCCGGAAAATCTCCAGATGAACCATCTAGTATGTGAGGAGTAGCTGAGATAATCTTTGTTGCATTGGCACCACAGTCACACCTACTAACTGTAGTACCATCTGCTACAAAATCTTCAAATATATGACCTTGGTCACACTTAAATTCAAATACTTTAATCATCTTCATCGTCACTAGCTTGATCGTAGTTAGTATTTACTATACTTTCCATATTGATTAAATGAGCTAGTACATTAAGTTGACCCTTACGGAAGTACATATCATCTGGGTCTTTAGTAGCTTCAACACTGTTAATATTAAAGGCATTACTACTAAATTCCTCCATAAGTTGTTTCCATCCGTCAGTCATAAAAAGACTAAAGTAGTTTTCATAGTAATCTTGTGTTTCCTTGTTCATACTGAGGCCTCTAGGTTATCTCTATAGTATACCTATTATTATACCATACTTTTACTCAAAAGTCAAGCTTTATTTAGTGTGAATTTTACCACTTTTAGCTTTAGAGGACCCCTTGGGGTGGTCCACCGACGTTTGGACCCCTTGGGCCTGAAGGTCTTCTACCTTCTTCTCCAGTGAGTCCAATCGGTCCAGATGGTCTTTGAATGCTAGGTTGATCTGGTGTAACATCTTGTTTAGCTCCGTTTGCGTCATTAACATTAGCTGTTTTTCCCTCAATTGCACTCTCTTTCAACAAAACGTCAGCAACTCGCATCCGACGCTCAAATTCCTTGTCATCCTGATCCCCAGCCTGTAGATTCCTAGTGATAGCACTAATCTTGTCAATCTCAAGCTCCTCAGGCGCTAACTGAGTCTCAATAGCGTACTTACCTGCCCTAGCCTGAGATTCAGACGCTTGAGCCATCAGTGCCGCTGTCTGACTCTGCTGGAACTCCATCTGTGCCTGCTGTGCCGCCTGCGCCATCTGTTGTTCCTCAGGATTAGGCTGTTGAGCCTCTTGCATGGACGCAATTAACTCCTCACGGTTGCTCAGGTTCATGTTCTCAATGATACTCTGGATCAACACAGGGTAAATTGGGGAATCTTGCTTCATTGTCTGTAACAACTGTACAAGCTGTGTAACCTCGTATTCCCTAGCGATAATACCTAAGGTGCTCGTAGCGTTAAACTTGTAGTCCTCCACAGGGTACGACTCAGGATCAAACTGCATGTACCGATAAGCCGCCTTAGAGACAAATGGTAACAAGAACGACTGCTGGAAGTTAATCAGAGTCCTCTTGTGACGCTTAATAATAGCACCGAGAGACATAGAAATCCCAGCGGCAGTAGCTTCTCCGTTAATGTTACCAGCAATTCCTGCTGAATCAACTGCTCCTGTAGCTTGTTGTACCATCTGTTGTAACGCTTGTGCCTGTGCAAAGGTAATCTGACCAACTTGACCAAAGTTAAACGGTTGTAGTACCTCACGCGGATCTCCGTTAGTTAAAATCATCTTTCCCGGACGTATCTCTGGCCTAGCGCCTCTAGGCAACCTAGTGGCATCTACAGCCATCATAGGATGAATAGTAAGCGCCAAAGCATCAATCCTAGCCCGTAACTCAGTGTCTAAGGCCTTCTGGCTGTTGTAACCCTTCTCACAGACCCCACGACCCCAGAACCTAGAGGGTACAACGTCCCAAGGAAAAGCAACCACAGGACGATCCTGCATCATGTAAGGATTAGCCTCAGCCTTCAGTAGTACGCCTCCGTTACCTATCACAACGATGGCCTCAACGTACATGCCTTCTTCCTCTACGTCTACATCAGCCTTCTCTAGCAACTCACGAGGCACCAGACCGTAGTACTTAGTCAACCTGACCTTATCATCAGTATACATCGTTAAGTCTTGATCTGGCTCTAGGTCCGTATCAGGGGCCGCTGTTCCTACGTATACGTCGTTGTAAACACCAGACTCCTGTAGCATGTCTACAGCGTGTTTAGACACAAACTCATCAATAGCAACACCCATAGCATCTTCAATAGACGTAGCCACAGGGTCAATTAAGAAGTTCTGAGGCATCACAGGACGTAACTTTACTACCACACGGTCAGTAATGTTGACACCTACAGCAGTTAAGTCTCCACCCATGACAGGCTGAGTAGCTGGGGCCATCTCCTTGATTTCCTCAAGTACAATCTCGCCTACGCCTGTACCAAAGACAGCCGCATTAATAAGACACTCTGCTACAGCCTTACGTACCTTAGTCTTCTCAAAGTCCTCAGCAAGCTTCTGACGTAAATACATAACGTCTTGGTTGTCTTCATCGTTTACATCATCAGTAATGTCAAACCACTTGCCACGGCCAAAGGTAGCTTCCTCTAGTTCAGCAACAGAAGATTCTACGGCCTGCTGTAACGCTGGACTAATGATTCTTGAGCGTTCTGAAGAGCGTTCAGTGTCTGCTGGGTCCCATTGCCCACGCCAAAGTCTGTAGTACTCGTCAAACCGATGAGCATAGTTACTCTCGTAGTTATCTCTCCAGTTCTCACACTTAGTGACTACCCAATCTTCTAATGTCTCTTCTGCCATCAATGGATCTAATGTTAAAATGTTGTCTGCCATAGTAAGGCTTCCTTATAATAGTGCTATAGTGTAGCCCAGCGTGAAAAACACTGCGGCAGATATTGCATATAGCCCGTATGTATTTAAGGGCCTCCAAACGCGCTTCTTGTTCATAGCGTTAACCAACTCCCTAGGTAATGGATTCATCATCAGTAGCCTGCTACTATGTCTAATATTTCATGATTGTCAATTTCAAAGTCGTAACTGTAAGCCACTTTAGCTAACTGATCTATGTACGCCAAGGCATCAATTAAGTCATCGTGAGTCAACGGATCAGGAAACTGAAATAGTTGATCCATGAATCTCTCGTTCCAAGAACCCTTGTTTAACTTAATCTGTGAGTTCTCAAACCTACCCTGTAACGCCCACATTACCCTGTCAGTCTTCTTCTTGTTACCGTGGGTTAACTCCTCAACCCTAAAGAATCTACCGTACTGCTTCATAAGATCCGTCAGAGGACTCATGACAGCTTGCTTGGCAATTCCTCGCTCAATACCAACACTGATGGGCTTGTAATCTCTAACGGCCTGAAATATCTTGGCGGCAGTCTCGTCAAGGCTCCACCTCCCGTGTATAATGTTATCAATGTACCAACCATTAGTGCCAACCTTGACAACAGCCATAGCAGTCTCGTCAAGCTTAGTGTTCTTTGTACGCTTCTTATTGACCTCCTCAAAACCTGCCAAGTCAATAGCAATGTAGTAGTCCCCCTCATCAGGCTCCTCACCAAACTCTACCCAATCCTCCTTAAACATCTCAGAACCTCTGGCCTCAAAAGATGCCATGAATTCCTGTCGAAACGCATAAGAGGACATAGACTTCTTAGCAGTATCTATCTCCTCAGGGTCCAGTATAGGGTTATCGTAAGACGTAAAGTGCCAACCTTTGTACGTCTCATCATCCCCTAGTTCCGCCATCTTGTACAACTCGTAGAAGTGATTACGTCCCATAGGCGTACCTATGAACATCGCTGAACCCTTTTGGTCAGCCAATGCAGGACGTAGGATCTGCTCCCAGACATCTGGCTTCATGTCCGCGTACTCATCCATCACAAGAAACTTCAAGGAAACACCACGCATCGTCTCTGGACGGTCTGCGCCCTTTAGACTAATGGTGGCCCCGTTGACCAGCTTGATCTGTAGATTATTGATGTGAGCACCAGTAATCACAGGGTTTCCTAGCTCCAACAGAGTCTGCCACATGATGTCACGGGCCTGACCCTGTGTGGGCGCAACGTAAAACACTTGCCCCTTGTCCGTCTGTAGGGCGTTAATAATTAACAACCATGCCGCAAGTCTGGACTTCCCTGTCCGCCTCCCTGCCGCTACTACCTTGAATCGCGTGGGATCAGAGTATACCTCAGTCTGCCACGGTAGTAGTTCTACATTTAAATCAGTCATACGATAAGCTATTCTCTGTCAAGGACTACCCGTGTACACCTAAGTACACCATGAAAGAAACAGAAGACACTAGAACAAACAAACATACCACTAAGATTGCTTGCTCCAGTGGATCGTTAGGGAACTTATCCACCTGAAGTCACCGTGTGTGACGCATGAGTCACATTCTTACTAGTGTAACCGTAAGACATAGGACCATTAACAATTCGTGTGCCAGCAAAACCTAATACAGGCAAACCGTTAACCACAAGACCATTGTCATCCGCAGGTAACTTCTGATCCGCTACTAAACGGGCGGCTCCATTCTGAAACGGAAAGCCTACAGATGTCGTATCGTTAACCAACAGAGCACTGCCAGCAGAAGCAAAAGACAACACCGATACAGAGTCACACAAGTTACCAGCTACACCTGAACTAGAACTAGCAGGTACAAATGAACCAGAACCAGTGGAACTCTCAGACTCTCTGTCAAACTGAGATAACGTCAATGTCTCACAAGCTACATTGTCTACAACCGTACTATCGTATACCTTTGTAAACGGAGCACCAGCCGTCGTACCATTGGTTAAGTACTTTTTTGTAGGGAAAGTTACCACCCAGTCCGTCTCAGCCGCTAGTCCACTCTCAATCTGTACCTCGTTCATGATAGAGGTAGACGCTAGAAGCGCAGACATGGCTAAAATAGAACCATTAGTCTGAGCAGTGTAGTCAAAAGTAGTACCGTTGACCGTGGCCTTAGTAGTGCCCGAAGACAACAGAGGACCGTTGACTCCCGGACCAGCGTGATAATTAACACCAGACTTAGCCCAACCATCAATAGCCGTTACATCAATAGACATAGAGTACGCTAAACTAGGATTAATGAAAAACGAAGAACCACTCAGGCCACCTGTAGGACTAGTGACACCCGTGGCTGAATTAGATGCCCATGAACCACTAGACCACGAAGTACGTAACTCAGAACACTTAGATACATCAATGTCCCCTGATACAACACCCATCTCAATAACTTCTGCATGTCCTAACAATGTACGAACAATAGTAGACTCAGCGTCTGTGTCGTACAAGTAAGGTACAAATGGCTGTGACCGTAGAGTACTACCGTCCGCTAGTTCAGTCTGTGTACCATCGTAAGGAGGATTAGCTGTGCCTAACTCAGGAACAGTACATGTCTCATCCGTAGTCAATACAGAAGCACCTGAGACATTAGTCGCGTCTAAGGCTACTGGGAATACATCGTATGGGCCTAAGTAAGCGTTAAACTCAAGAACAACTTGAGAGTTCTTGTGCTCCATAAACCTAACCTTAATAGCCTTGTTCTCACCAGTGTTGTTACTAATGTGCATAAATGTGTTAGAGTTGTTCTCCAGATTGTAGAAAGGAAACAGTAGTACCTGACCTGTTCCTTCACTGTTTACTACCTGCTGGGCTTGTGCGTACCCCGTAGACCCTAATCCGCCTAGTACCGCTGATGCTACAGCCAAAGTTAAAAGCTTCGGTTTAATACTCATGTCTTTGCTTCCTATTTTAGATGAACCTAAGTCTTAGGCCATTGAATTTAATGTCTCAGTGAAATCTCTGCTGTTACCTAAATGATAAAATATTTGTGGGATAGACCTCTGACCAGTTAATGATTCTACTAAGTCCCAACCAGCAGAACCCTCAGGTATCCTTACGTAGTTATACTCCAACTTATGCTGTAAAGCTACCTTAATAGCACCCTTGCAAGCAGGACACCAGTCAGCACCTAGAATAGTGATCATCTTAATAT